CAAGCTGTTCGGAGAACCGGATGTTCCCGCTACAGATAAAGTGACTGTCGCAACACCATTTGTGCCTTGATCTATAATATCAAAGTTTGTGTTAGTGGTATCGCCCCAAGTACCCGACTGGTCTCCGGTTGCTGGTTTTTCAATTCCAATATTAGTGGTATATGTACTTGCCATTTTTCTTAACCCTTTAAGCTGCTATTTGACCCCAACCCGGTGTTTGTGACGGCGTGTTGTTTGTCCAAGTTGGCGTTTGACTTGGGTTGACCCCAGTATACCCTGCATTTTGATTTGGCACAATAGTGCCCCAAACCAATACCTGACCCACATTTCCGGTGGCTTCAATACCTGCCGGGTACACATTAGCGTCAGAAGTTGTTTGTACCGACCCAACGGCGGATACAGCGGAAACACCTGTTAAATATATAGTAATGCCGAAGGTAACGTCCACGTTACCGACAACAGCCGTTGCCTCAGACCCCGTCGGGATTACATTTGCTTCTGCTACAATCGTAACAGAACCCACAGACCCGGCGGCGGAAATACCCGTAACAGGGGCATTCGCGTCAGCGGTTACGGCGGCGGAGCCGACGACCCCTGTGGCCGAAATACCGGTTACTGACGTATTAGCGTCAGCCGTGATAGTTACCGAGCCAATAGCTCCTGTGGCCGAAATACCCGTAACAGGGGCATTTGCGTCAGCGGTGGTTGAAACAGCCCCTACCGCGCCTGTCGCTGAGACACCTGTAACCGAAGTATTTGCTGCGGCATTTACCGTAACCGAACCTACTGTACCGGTTGCCGCAACGCCCGTAACCGGAGCATTAGCCCCCGCTGCAACAGTTACTGCGTCTGCAACGCCTGTTGCAAAAACGCCTGTAACCGACGTGTTAGCGTCCGCTGTTATAGTTACGGAACCAACAGAAGTAGCGGCAGATAAACCGGTAACAGGGGCATTTGCCTCTGCTGTGACTGTGACAGAACCAACAGAGGCTGTAGCAAACGGTAAACCGCTTTGCCCCCACGGGGACTCGCCCCAACCAGCGCGGCCCCAACCGCCTATTGGAACGATAACATCAGCCATTAAGCTATCCGGATAATCGCATTACTCGCATCTGCTGTAGGGAAAACAATGGTGAAATCACCGGCAGTAGATGTTTTGTCTGCACCAAAATCCAGTACCACGACGGAAGGATCCCCGGCTGCGGTGTCGTTGTAAATTAACGCGCCACGAGCCGTAATGGTCGCTGCGCTAAACGTCAAATCCGCAAAATCGGTCAAAGCCGTGGTGCCGCTAGTTGTTGGCGTTACATTTGTAAGCGTACCGCCCCCGGCAGAGTAACCTGTACCGGAGATTTCATCAGTCGCCGTGTACGCCGTAGTAGCGGCAGTAAAAGACGCGTTGTTGTCATACAGAGCTAACTTAAAAGTGCTTCCTGTAGATGTCGTAAAGTCGTGCGTCGCTGTTAAGATTTCTTTCTTAAAGCTGGTGCACATATAATTGCCCGAAAATGCCATGTCACAGTCTCCTTATTTGTTCGGCAAGCTCCTTGTGGCCTGCCTCTGATAGGGCGTTGTATATAGTTGTTCTATCACTTTTTATGGCTTCTCGCATGTAAAAAGCTAGAACGGTTTCTATATGTCGTTTAAAAGCGTGAGCCTGCTCACGAATACCCGGATGCGCTGTATCCGAGATTTGAATTATTTTATCCGCACAACGCTCCGCCACTTCTTCGGGCGAAAAACCCCTGTTTTGAGTGGTTTTTACCAGCACGTTGTAATCTTTGGGGATGTCTATTTCTAAAGCTTTTATCATTGTTTCGGCCTAATTATCTCGCCAGTACGATACTGGTCAGTTACCTCTTTAGCTTCCCCAAGCATCTTCAATCCTACAATAGACTCGGAGAACCGTTTTTCGTAGGCCGCCTGCATGTCAGCCTCCCCTTTCATAAAGGTGTAAGCCTCCATTAAACTACCGTACAACATTGCCAGTTCTGCGTTTTCACTGAGCCACGAATTAGTGGTGTCTGCTCCAACTACGGACAAAACGCCCGTTGCACCACTAGAACTCCCGGTTAAGGTCTCGCCCACAGTAAAATAACCAGACGGGATTACTACGGTTATCGTGGTGGCGGTTGGAACAGCCGTTACAGCGGCGATCTGATTGCTGGTTCCGCCGGTTACCGTGTCGGCTGTGGTAAAAGTGCCCGTCACACTTGTTAACGTAAGTGTAAAAGTGCTTTGCGTAAGGCTTACCGGACGATAAAAATAATGCAGCTCTACCGAAGAGTTGGCGTTAGGAGTAGGCGCTAACAAGAAATTGGTTAGATCAAACACCCCATAATAACGGGGATCTCCAGTGGTAGCCGGGTTTGGGTTAAAAGATTGCAAAAAGTTAGCGTCTTTAAAGTCTAAGAACACTTTTTCACTGTTTCCGTCCGTAAAAGACAGAGAATATGGGGCTAGAAAATCTGTGGGGCAGGCTAGAAATTGGTTACCTGTTGTCATAACCCCCGTCACGTTTTTCCGGAAAAGACTAAGCTGAACATTCTTTAAGATGCGCTCTTCGGTATTCCGGATAAAAATACCCAAATTGTTTAAAAACGTGGTTTCATCGTTTTCTGTGTAATCTTGTATGGCCTGTTTCAAGGCTGTATATGTATAACTCATGTTGTCACCGTAACACTACCAACTTGTCCAAAACCTTGCGGCGGGAGCAAATTAGGTGCCTCTACTGTTGGGACCCCTACAAAAACATCAAACGGTTCTGTTGTATCTGGGCGGGCATCTTTTAAGGCTTCTGCATCAATTACTTTACGAAAAGGACCCAATTGGGGGTGTTTGGGCTCCCACTCATCTTTTCCAACAAGCAGGCCGTTCCACTCTTTACGCATGTCTTTATATCTATATCTAAAACCGGACCGGTCAGATATAGCATAAGAATCTTTGCCGCTCGCAAACTTAGCCATCAAGTTGTCCTAAAATACTGGTATTGTGGAACAACATTAAACGAAGACCTATCACGGTCTTCTGTTGCTGCCCGCTCAAACTCTTCCTCATAAATTGCTTTTAAAAGCTGAACACGATTAGGAGCTCTTTTAACCGCTATGTAATAAGCCAACCCTGCGGCTAAACACGGATAAAACCTGAACGGCATATCCATTGTGTTTACAAAGGTGTCCGCATCATCCATTCTAGTCAGCGCATCATAGATAACAACATCAGTGCTGTTTTCCGGAACAGGCCATAATTTTAGCTCGGGGGTTACCTGTCTATCCAAAAAGAACTGATTTCCCCGTCCCTGCGTTGTCTTCACCGGAATAGACAAATACTCATCTCGGCTGAGCCGATCTAGGGCGTAGTCTGTTCCGCTTCTACGAACGATCACGGACAAAACGTCAATAACGTCGTTGTTTAGGGCGTAGTTACCAGTCCCCTGCGTTAGAGCTTGTGTGCGTTGAACAATAGTCCACTGATTAAGACCTCGGTTAGCCCACTCCGCCAGCATTAGGTTAAGCGAGCGCTTGGCAGACTTTAAGTCATACCCCGTGCGGACCTCAAGTCCACAGCGTTCAAACGCCTCCTCAATGTAGTCGGAAACGTCTAGCTCAAAATTTGTGCTGCCGGAAGTAGCCATCTTACTTCTTTACCATCCCGCCGCCGCGCATTTTCTTTACCATACCACCACCACGCATTTTCTTTACCATGCCACCGCCGCGCATTTTCTTTACCATGCCACCGCCGCGCATTTTCTTAACTTTTCTTGGTTTCATCGCCATTTTTAAGTCTCCTATAAAGATTTGCCCGTTTTTCAAAGATTTCTTCTGCGTCATATTCTTCTAAGTAATTTTTATAATAGCCTTTTTCAGCAAGTTTGTCTGCCGATTCTTGTACTTTACTAAGTCGTTGAACAAAAACCATCGCATACTCGTCGTCCACCAGTTGCATAAAGCTTTGATCGTCAATAAAGTCGTTAGCTTCATCGTGTGGGTGGAAACCCATTACCCACATGTCCCTATCAATAAAAATCCCATCGGCTATAGCGTTGTTTATTCCATCTAAAAAATTATGAAAGCTTTCCGGATCTTTTTCAAAAGCCAGATCAACAATAATAACAAGGTCTAAATCGTCTACCCACTGCGATATAGTACTATACAAAGCTTGAAAGCTGTCTTCATACTTAAACAAAATAGCTACTTTGTTTTCTTCCCAAGCTTTTTTAGCGTAGGGGCACGGGGGCAAACCGTTATAATACTGGTTTGGCTTATGCAACGTATGATCAGACCATGCCATGATTTCTTGGCATATGTGCTTTTCTTTACCTATGTTAAAGACCATCATATTCATACTTGCGATACCGATCCTTTTGTGCGTTTTCGGCGACCACTTCTAACCGCGCCACAACCTCGCGCAACCGCTGTTCCGGGAATACTACTGCCACGAAACGGTCTTTTTGCCGGAGTTTCATACCCCGCAACACCGCCGGTTGCCATTTTCTTTACTTTGGCAGCCTTAGTATTTGCCACAACCTGCTTCCCTTTAGCTCCTTCACGCTTCTTTTTACGCGCTGTCGAAGCGCGTTCAGACTTTGATAAACTTTGAGCTTTACGTCTAGGCAGGCAACGGTCAGGGTTACGCTTATCCTTTGACGTACCACACGGGCCTTTGATATTCCCGCTGCTATCAATTCTGACCCAGTCTTCATCTAACCACTCCTGTAATTTTCCCATTATTTACCCTTTCGCTTACCGCCTTTAGACTTTTTGGCGTAATTAGGGTCTTTACAATACTTTGACGCCGCTAAATTAGCATAAGCACTAGGGTAAGTGTCAAAAGTTCTTTTTGCCCACGCTTTGCCTTCCGGGCATATCTTACTGCCCTTACTTTTTGAGGACGCACTTTTTGACTTTCTAGAATAAGCCACTACAACAACCTCTGCAAAAATGGGGCAAGTACAACTAAACCGACTATCCACCAGAGCCGGTTATCTAATTTTTCGAGCTTGTTTTGAATTTCTTCGTAACGCTTATCGCAAGATTC